AGCGTCTCGCCGCGATCTGGGTCGATGCGTCGGCTCCCGATTCAGAGCAAGCGCTCAAGGACCGCTTCCGTGAGTTGAAGGCTACGGTCGACACTGGCTGGGCGATCATCGATGAGGACGATCCGATTCTGCTCAAGTACGCGGGCGTTGACACGCTGCTGACGTTCCGTGTGTTCGAGGTGCTGCGCGATCTGTGCAAGCAGGCTGGCTTCCAGTCGCTCGTTGACTTTGAGCATCGCTTGCAGTGGGTCGTCTGCTTGATGCAGCGCAAGGGCATGCGCTTGGACGTGGCGTACACGGAGCGGCTGCGTGAGCGTCTGCAGGCCGAGTCGGTGGAGTTCTCCAAGGTCGCTACCCGTTACGGCATCACGTCGATCAACTCGACTGCTCAGGTTGCTACGGCTCTGACGGCGATGGGGGAGACGCTGTCTGAGACGACACCCTCGGGCGCTGCGAAGGTTGACAAGGCTGTGCTGCTGCCGCTTGCCGATCTCGATCGCGACTGGAAGCGCATCGGTGCACGCGAGCCTAACCCTCTTGCTGACGCCATCCTTCGCGCGAAGCGCGCCGAAAAGTGGGACACCGCGTACGCGCAGGCGTTCCTCGATCTCAAGGATGCTGACGATCGTCTGCACCCGTGGATCGGCACGCTGCAGGCTCGCACGGCTCGCATGTCGGTGTCGCGTCCGCCGCTGCAGCAGTTGCCGTCGAGCGACTGGATGGTGCGTCGATGCTTCGTCGCTGATCCTGGTCAGACGATGATCTCGATCGACTACTCGCAGATCGAGATGCGCGTGCTCGCTGGTCTCGCTGGCGATAAGCAGATGATCAACGCGATCAAGTCGGGTACTGACCTGCACGACTTCACTGCTGGCATGCTGTTCGGTGACGACTTCACGTCGAAGCAGCGCAAGATCGCTAAGGGTGTGGCGTTCGGCAAGGTGTACGGCGGTGGAGCCGAGACGCTGTCTCGCCAGACTGGTGCGGACATTGCGTCGGTGCGTCAGGCCATCAAGGCTTACGACCAGACGTACCTCGGCATTGCTCGCTACTCGCGTTCGCTGCAGTCGCGTGCCGAGCACGGTGCGAAGGAAGTGGTGACCCCGAGTGGTCGGCATCTTCCGCTTGACCGTGACCGCTTGTACGCAGCGACGAACTACATCGTGCAGTCGACGGCTCGCGACGTGCTCGCACAGGCGATCGTCAACATGCACGAGGTTGGACTCGGTGAGCACTTCCTGCTCCCGATCCACGATGAGGTTCTCGGGCAGGCACCGATCGGTGAAGCCGACGATGTCGTGCGCGAGATGAAGAAGGTGATGGAGCAGTACGAGTTCATGGGCGTGCCGCTGATCGCAGATGGAGAAGTCATCGGCTCAACGTGGGCGATGGGGTACGGCTACGAGGAGGCCAAGCATGGAAACGACTGAGATCAACAAGATTGAGCACCACCTGGCTCTGCTGATCGCTGAGGCTGAGGCGCTGCTGCCGCTCCTCGCGGTGGTCGACGCGGCTCAATGGGAGGCGTCGCCCGCTGGGATGATCGAGCGCGAGGTTCGCGTGGCTGACACGTCGGGTGCAATCAATGACCCGACTGGGGCGATCGTGACCGATCCCGCTCGCCTGGCGATCCGTACCCAGGTGCAGCGCTCGGAGCGCCTGGTGAAGGACGCCCTGGTGAAGGTGGCTGGGGTGCGTCGTGGCCTCGAGGTCGCCATGTCCCGCTGGGAAACTGGGGTGTGACGCAGAACACACAGAAAAAGAGCCAATAGTGGTTTCACGCGTCTCGACGTGTGTATAATCCAGTCAAGAAAGTTTGACCAAATTACATTCGAGCAACTTCTTGACAAGTCCATAGTGAGTACAGATCGCTTCTCGCGAAGACCCCCTCGGGGCGAGCGCTGAGCCCCGCCCAATAGGCCCGAGCGGCGCTACTGGTGGTCCGCCAGAACGGCATACCTCGAGGTTCGAGTCCTCGACTGGCACGCAATCCGTCGCCCTGTCGGCGGTGCAGAAACAAGGTTATGAACACAATTACGAACACCAAGGTAGTCATCACTCTCGAGACTGATGCGCTGGCTCGCACGGCTTGGATCACTCAGTACATCAGTGACAGGAACAAGCGCGGTGCCGACATCGATCCCGAGATCACCCAGGGCGACATCGATTATGAGATTGATTTCCTGACCGATCTCCTTCGGGCGCAGGTCAACCATCCGAAGAACGAACTGCACACTTCCATGACCGTTCAGAAGATGTGACAGTCGATGAGTGTATCGCGCCAGAAAGGCATACTCCGAGGTTCGAGTCCTCGGCTGGCACGCAACGTAGGGCGACCGTCCCTGCTGCAGGAAGAAAGACGATGAAGAGCATGACGAAGAACCAGAAGCAGACCGCCCGCGCCCAGGCGCGCAGGATGCTTGCAGCCCCGCTGAGTGTCGTGATGACGCCGTGCTACTTGTGCGGCATCGCTACTGAGGAGACTCGGCTGGCGAACGGTAAGCCCTCGGATCTCTTTCCGACAGTCGACCACGTGATCCCACTGGACCGTGGCGGGGAGAACATTCCAGAGAACCTGGCGATCGCTCACCATGTCTGCAATCAGGCGAAGAGCAACCTGTTGCTCTCGGAGTTGGACCTGCCGTTCGAGTCACCGTCGGCGTCGCGCAAGGTTGTCGACGCTGCGAAGGCCAACTACTACAGGACACTGGCAGTCGCCTAATGCCAGACGCCACGAACTAGCGGCAATGGAGGGAGCAAGCCCCTCCCGTGGCACGCAGTCCGAGCCGAACGTGCTCGGTGCAGGAAGAACGACTGTGACCCGTTCGTACAGTGAAGATGTAGCCCAGGTCGCTGCCGCGCAGGCAGGTGACACTTCGGCACTCGAGGCGCTGCTTAGCGAGTACCACAACAACATCGCTAAGCCAGCCGACAAGTGGAAGCACCGCCTCGGTGGCATGGAGGAGGCGATGCAGGTGGCGACGCTGGCAGCCATTGAGTACGTGATGGTGGCAACGCCTGAGCAGGCGCGGCTGCTGCGTCGCGATCTCGGTAACGTGGTGGGCTGGGCGTTGGAGTCCTCCGCGCATGCGTCTATGCCGCATGCAACGGTGAATCGCCTGCGCAAGGCGCACAAGGCTATGCAGGCTGTTGATGGTTCCTGGGCGCTCGGTAACGAGACGACGATGCAGGACGCCGCTAAGTCCAACGATGTGTCGGTCGCGGCTCTGCTGACCTTCGTGGCAATGGAGCAGGTCGAGTCCTACGACAAGGTCTTCGACGAGGCGTTTGATGACGAGCAGCCGTTCGGTGATCACTGGGCTACCACCGAGCATGATGATGTCAACACTGCTGCTGACCCCGAGTTCGTCGGGCGCGCGTCCATTGATGCGGTGCATGCTCTTGCGCCGTTGGAGATAAGCCAGTCGTCCAGTGCATCGCGAGATGTGGGAGGTGTTCTAGCGCTGGTCGCTGAGTTGCCTGAGCGCAACCGAGAAGCGGTCGTTCTGTACCTCGAGTACCCCGAGTGGTCGGTCGTGCAGATCGCTGAGCACGCAGGTATTGCCCGCATGACGTTCAAGTCGCGTCTCGATCGCGGGCTCGAACTGCTCGCCGAGAAGTTCGGCACCTCTGAGACCTGATCAGTACGTAGCAACTACACCCCGTTTGTCCCTAGCCCTGGAGGCACCTATGCACTATGACTCTGCCGTCCTGTTTGCAGGGGGCAGCCTGTGAGCGACGATTCTCTGACTTCCGATGCGTCGTTTTTCGCGTGCGATCTGGCCGAAGGCGATTACCTCGAGGTGCACCGTGTCGGTGAGCCTGGCTTGGACACCACGGTGATCTCTCTGAGCACCGTTGTGGAGGACTGGCAGGAACTCGAGTTGGCAACGCACCTTGCGTTCGTCGGCACGATCATGGTCAGCCCGCAGGCCGCTCGAATCCTGGCGGTCACGCTGATCGAACTCGCAGATGAAGCCGACGGTATTGAGACCTCGTTCTTCCCCGCTAACCAGGTTGAGGAGGCCACTGATGGAGACGCTTGATCCCGAAGTCCTGCACGAACTCGAGGACATTTGTCTCTGGTGCAACCTCGTGTTCTGGGTGCCGAACGGTCTCGAGTTCCTGAGCCTGAACGGTGACTCGATCATGGTCTGCGCTGATTGTGCGGAGGCTGCCCGTGTCTGAGCCGAAGGCCGACATGGTCAATCACCCGCCGCATTACACCTGGCTCCCGCATGGCCTCGAGGCCATTGACATTACGGAGCAGTTCAATTTCAACCTTGGCAACGCCCTCAAGTACGTGATCCGTTCACGGCACAAGGGCTCCGAGGTGCAAGACCTTAAGAAGGCTCGCTGGTACATCGACCGCGAGATCACACGCCTCGAACGTCTGGACCTTAATGACTGACATGACCCCGTATCAATCCTTCATCCACACGTCCCGTTACGCCCGTTGGGTCGAGAAGGAGAACCGCCGTGAGACCTGGGCTGAGACTGTGGATCGCTACGTCGACTTCTTCCGTGACCATCTCGAGGCGTACGGCAAGGACCGCAACGACCCCATCTTCGATGAGGTGCGCGAGGCCATTTTCAACCTCGATGTGCTGCCGTCTATGCGCGCTCTCATGACCGCTGGGCCTGCACTCAAGCGCGAGCCACTCGCGGGCTACAACTGCTCCTTCCTCGCATTCGACAACGCGCGCGCCTTTGACGAGTTGCTGTACATCCTGGCGAACGGCACTGGCGTCGGTTTCTCGGTGGAGAAGCGTTACGTGGATCAGTTGCCGATCATCGCTAGCCGATTCGAGCACCGCGTTGGCTCTCGCATTGTGGTAGAGGATTCGCGCGAGGGCTGGGCTGCAGCGTTCCGTGAACTGATCGACCACCTGTATCACGGATTCACTACGTCCATCGACACGTCGAAGGTGCGCCCGAAGGGCGCGCGCCTGCACACGTTCGGTGGCCGCGCGTCTGGCCCTGGCCCGCTGCTGCAGTTGTTCGACTTCACGGTGCAGACGTTCGTCGCTGCTGCTGGTCGCCGCCTGACTCCGCTCGAGGTGCATGACATTGCCTGCAAGGTGGGCGAGGTCATTGTCTCAGGCGGCGTCCGCCGCTCGGCGCTGATCTCCCTGTCGGATCTCTCCGACTTCGAGATGGCGAAGAGCAAGAGCGGTACTTGGTGGGAGAACAACGGGCAGCGCGCGCTGGCGAATAACTCTGCCGTGTATGTGAAGAAGCCGTCCGCTGAACTGTTCCTCCGCGAGTGGCGCAACCTGATTGAGTCGCAGTCGGGTGAGCGCGGCATCTTCAACCTTGCTGGGATTCAAGCGAACGTGCCGAACCGTCGCGACGGCGAGAAGGTTGTGGGCACGAATCCGTGCGGTGAGATCAGTCTGCGCAACATGGGGCTGTGTAATCTCACGGAGATCGTGGTCCGCCCGAATGACGGGCTGAACGAACTTGTCCACAAGGCTGAGATCGCATCGATCATCGGCACGTGGCAGTCGACCCTGACCAAGTTCAAGTACGTGCGTAGCCAGTGGCGGAAGAACGCCGAAGAGGAGCGCCTGCTCGGTGTGAGTCTGACTGGCATCTACGGCAATGTGCTGCTGAACGACCACAAGGACAGGGGCTTGACTGAGCGCCTGGCTGCGATGCAGAACGCTGTGGTCGCTGCGAACGAGCGCGAGGCGGAGTGGCTCGGTATTGAGCCGTCGGTGTCGACGACGACGATCAAGCCGTCGGGCACGGTGTCGCAGTTGACTGGGGTGTCGAGCGGCATTCACCCGTGGCACTCGGAGTACTACATCCGCACGGTGCGTGGCTCGAACTCTGACCCGCTCACTCGGTTGATGATGGACTCAGGCGTGCCGTTCGAGCCTGACGTGATGAACCCCGACAACACCACGGTGTTCTCGTTCCCTGTCGAGGCCCCGCCTGGTGCCGTGACGCGAAACGAGATCACTGCGCTGGATCACCTCGAGATGTACAAGGTCTACCGCATGTGGTGGGCCGAGCATCAGGTGTCCATCACTGTCACCGTGCGCCCCGAGGAGTGGGTGCCCGTGGCGAACTGGGTGTGGGAGAACTGGGACATCGTTGCTGGTGTCTCGTTCCTGCCGCACACGGAGCACTCGTATGCGCAGGCTCCGTACCAGGAGGTGACAGTCGACGAGTACGAAGCGCTGCGTGCAGCATCTCCGTCGTCGGTGCGCTTCGCTGATCTCTCGTTCTACGAATTCGAGGACGAGACCAAGGGCGCGAGGGAACTCGCGTGCAGTTCCGATACGGGGTGTGAAGATGTCGACATCGCCTGACATCCGCAAGAAGATCGCAGAACTGTGGTCGAACGAGTACTTCCGCGAGGATCAGATCCGCGAGGCGTACTGCGATCACAACCCTGACGAGTAGTCTCGCCACACGATTTGGGCCCTCGCTTCGGCGGGGGCCCTTTTCGTCGTTGCGGGGTAGACGATCACCTGCTCGATCGCCTGCTCGACAACGAGCCGTGGGACGGTTTGCCAAACGTGGGACAGTGTCTCGCCCGTGGGACGGACAGTCTCGACAGTGTCGACCACGATGAGATCCAACTGCTGTCGCAGATCCGATACCCGTTCGGCGATGCGTCCGATGTCTGCCACGCTGGCCTCACCGATGCTTGCTGCCAGTGCATCGATCTCGTGCTGCAGGAGAGCCCGCTGCTGCACCGCTGCATCATCTGCTGCATGCACTGTCTCCATGACGGGCATGCTCATGAGCGGTGCTAACTGCTCTTCGACATAGGCGTCAAGCATGCGGGCGCTGATGGTTGGCCTGCCTGTGCATTTCGTCTTCACGTCGGTGGGGCATCGATAGTTCTCGTACTGCTTACCTTTGACTGTGGTTGACCCTCGGGTCATGTTCCTGCCGCACGAGCCACACACTGCAAGGCCATGCAGCAGCAGCCGTTCGTGCTGGGCACCGTGCGGTGCGAATGCCTGCCGCTTGCCCCGTGCTTCCTGCAGCCGCTGCCATTCCGTCATGCTGACAATGGCGAGGTGCTCGTCGATGACGGGCAGCCCGTTCTCACGCACCACGTCACCCTTCGATGGGCGCATGCCTGCGATCTGCGGTGACTCGACTACTTGGCTGATGGTTGCCGCTGACCATAGGTTGCCTTGCTTCGTTGCGATGCCTCGAGTGTTGAGGTCGTCGGCGATGGAGCGCAGCGAACTGCCTGCCAGGATCTCCTCAACTACCCACCGCAACTCACGTGCCTCGGTCTCCTCGAGGACACGGTAAGCGCCGTCGGCTCGGTGCTCGTTCGTGTACCCGAATGCGGGGGAGCCGAGTGCTCTGCCTGCCTTGCGTCGGTACGCCTGGCTGGTGGCTTGGCGTTGCCCGATCTGGGTGGCCTCGAACTCTGCGAAGGTGGAGAGGAGGCTGAGCATCATCCGCCCTGTCGGGGTATCGGTATCGATACCTCCTTCTACGGTGATGATGCGCACGCTGTCTGCCAGGTCGATGAATGCTCTGAGTCTGCGGCCTAGTCGGTCGATGGATTTGACCACCACAGCATCGTGCTGCCCTGCCTCGATTGCTGCGAGCATGCGTTCGTACGCTGGGCGCTCGATGTCCTTAGACCCTGAGAATCCGTCGTCGGTGTACAGGGTGATCTCGTGTCCGTGGGCTGCGGCCCACCGCTCGAGAATGGCATGCTGGGCGTCGATGCTGACGCTGGTGTCCTGGCTGATGGAGAGTCGGGAATAGCCTGCGTAGGTCATGGCGGGATCGTACTGCATACCGTCGTAGCCTGCTGGCGGACTACAACAGAATGTACTAACAAGTTCGTCACCACTGAGACCTGAACATAGTAGAGGGGTATGTCCGTTATGCGGGCATCTTCTACTACTACTGCCTGACGCGACCGTGTGCCTTTGAGGACGGTTCGCAGGCAGCCCAACTCCCCGCCGCCTTAGGGCAAGCGGGGTTTCTGCTGTGGACGCACGGTAGCGCCAGTGGACGTTGAGCCTGATCTGCTCCGTCGCGACTGGCCCCCTTCTTACCCCCTGGCGGGTGTCCCTGGGAAGTGGCAGGGGGGAGACCCCTCCCCCCTCACGTCTAGACACCCCTCCCCCCTCACGTTTTGGAGCCTTCAATGGATGACACGAGAACTGCCCTACAGGTGCTGCGCACCTCGGGCTATCGCTGTGCCTTCCGTGACGAGTCTGGTCGCCGTTGCGGTGCTCCTGCTTCGCTGGCTGTCCATCCGACGCCTGCCCCGAATCCGCGACCGATGATCGCCGTGTGCCGAGCCCATGCTGTCGAGGTCGTGACGCAGTGACTTCTGCTCCGCGCCCGTGCGTTGTCTGCGGTCGCCCGTCACCGAAGTCGCGTTGCCAGCAGCACACGCTGCCTGATACTCGCCCTTCGGTGAAGCGCCGTGTGTCTCGGACGGTCTCGACGAGGCTTCGCCGTCAGGTGCTGTTTCGTGATGACTACACGTGCCAGATGTGCGGGTTGAGGGATCTGTCGGGCCGCTCGCTTGAGGCTGACCATCTTGCTCGGCTGGCTGATGCTGGTGAGCATGCGGTAGAGAACATGCAGACTTTGTGCAAGCCTTGCCATGCTGAGAAGACTCGCTTGGAGAACACTCGAACGTGTCTCTAGACACTCTGAGTAAAATGGTTCTCTGGAATCTTTACTGGATGAATCTCTGAGCCCTTTACTGGTAAGGGGCAGGAGGGCCTGTCCGAAATGTCGCGTTTGTCCAACCGTCCCCTGAATGGGGGACATTTCCTCTACATGTCCCCCGAATGGGGGGCGCGCCGTATACCTCGAATGGGGGGCGCGCGGGCTCTCGAATAGGGGGCAACGCGTGAGGGTGCCCTAGGACGGTCCCTAAGGGCTCGAGAGCCCTATCGGGCACAAGTACTCGAGCGGGCGCCGTTCGCCCCGCTACGGGCTTTACAGGGCTTCCCCTTAGGGGCGAAAGTGCACGCGAACGCGAGCCCGTGGGGCGCATGCAATTGCGTGGGCCCCTCGAGCCCGTAGGCGCGAGAGCATGCGCGCGGGCACTATCTGCCACGCGGGCGCCGTTCGCCCCGCTACGGGCGCGAGACGGGCACGCGTGAGGGCTCGAGCCCGTGACGGTGCCAGGGCATGCGAAAGCGCTCGAGAATGTCGAGAGGCTCGAGCGCATGCCGACGGGCCCCGCGTGCAATGCACGGGGGCTCGCCGAGTCGCTCGAGCCACTAGGCGCGCTCGAGTAGGTGCCCATTTCACTAGGGCTAGGAAGGTTCTGCACTACGCCGCTACGGCGCGGACGATCGAACGTCAGTGCGTCTAGAAAGACTCTCGCCGAGTCATGGCGTCATCCTTCCGTCGGGCGTAGTTGTCGCGAGCACGCGAGAGCGCGCACGCCTTGCACGTAGGGACGCCACGCGCGGCGCGCGTCTCAACTACGGACGCGGGCCCGCCACACTGGCAGGGCTCGAGTGAGAGCGCGCGGAACGCACGTATGCGGCGCGCGTTCATGACGCCACCATTGCCGATAGTCCCTCGAGCACTGCCGAGAGCCCCGCAAGTGCGAGCGCGAACGCGAGGCCCGCGAGCATGCGCCCGCGAGCCGTGAGACGTACAGGGCGCGCGTTCATCGCGTCACCTTGCGCAGACGCGCGTTCATCTCGGCTTTCCACGCGCGCGCACTGTCGCCGCGCCACGCGCCGAGATTAGAGACGGCGTACGCCGCGAGCATGCGCGCCGAGTCGGCGCCATAGTTGTCCGCGAGAGTCTCGCACGCGGTGAGAGCCTCGAGATACGGACGCGCGAACGTGCGCGCGTTGCCCGTGAGAGTCGGATCATTCAATGCGAAGCGCGCGAGCGCGTCGACAGTGAACGGCGAGAGATCGAGCGCGGGTGCGCTTGTGTCGGTCATGTCGTGCCTTTCGTTAGGTGCCGCTAGTAATGGCACGGAGTGCGCGCGACTAATGCCGCGCGCCTACCGTGAGACGACTAGCGCATGGGCTCGCGAATGAAACCGCTAGAGTCCGCCTTACCTTTCGCGCCTTTTGCACGGAGTCCGATAATGACGCCGACGGGCCCGCGAGGGTCGTCCGTGCGATCGTCCGTGAGGTCGCCGTCGGTGACCTCGAAAAGGATCGAGTACCTATCGCGCGGCACGTCGAACGTGTGCCACGCGGGCAAGTCTTCACCCTTGCGAGTAGTGAAGGGCACCGCGACATTGTGCCCATCAAGTAGTAGAGCCTCGAGATACTCGGCGGATGTGTGCGCCGATTCTTTCGCCGAGTACGTGAGCGCGTATCCGTGCACGGGGTCACGGTCGGCGGGCGTCCATGCGGTGTAGTCGTACACGCGCACGCCGAGAGTCTCGAGACGTGCCAGGGCTTGCGGTGCGATGAATTCCCAGCGGTAGTCCGTGAGCACGTTGAGGCGTAGCGTCACGTTGTCGGGCCCGTACTTGCGCACGGCGCGCAATGTCTCGGCACCAATAAGCACGCCTGCCGAGTACGGGTCTGACAGTAAGAACCCGTGCCGCACTTGCCGCGCCTTCTGCGTCGACGTGAATGCGCCGTGCCCGCTAGTCGCGAGACATGCGGACTCGCATCCGCGAGACGCACGCGGGCACGCGTTGACGGGTCGCGAGAGTCCCGCGTCGGCGAATGCGAGAGAGCGCGCGGGCGTGAGCATGAGCCCGAGCGCGTACCGTTCGCCCTTGCCGAGTTTCGGTTGAGATTCGGGGCGCGTGAGCATCTCGGCGTGCGTTGCGTATCCGCGCGCCTTGCGATACTCGGCGTATGCGCGGCGCGCGTTGCCTACTGCAGAACGATCGCGCGAGGCCGAGAGGCCCGCGAGCATGCCGCTATCGAATGCGGCGAGCATGAGGCGCTCGGCGTAAGTGAGTGCCGCGCGCGGGGGAGTGTCGACGCAGACGGCGTCTGACATGCGCTCGAGGGATTCCGTTGTCATCGTCTTGCCTTTCGTATTCGGCCTAGTCGCCTTACGCGCGGCACGGACTCGAGCCCGTGCCTCACGTGAAACGACTAGCGCGCTTCCTCAATGAGTGACCACACGAGAGCATTCTCGGCGCGCACTCTGTCGGCGCGTGCGCTCTCGAATTGACGCGCGGTGACGTTGTCGCGCTCGAGGCGCTCGGCGCGCTTTACCTCGCGCTTTGCGTGCGCGTCGGCGATGATCGGCGCGCCTGCCAGGGCGTCGGCGGTGCCTACGTAGGCGCCGCGTGCGTACACGTTGTACGTGTCGCGCCCGAGAGTCTTCGCGACGGTGTACTCGCGCCCGTCCGTGGTGTACGTCCAAACGTCCATGTCTTGCCTTTCGTTAGGTGAGGCCTTGCGCCTCATGTCTCAAGCCTTCCACCATTCGACGTGCGCTAAACGTCTCGCGTTCCATCCTTTCGTGTGACCTACGTCACGCGGGGGACGTGCCTACCGTGGGGGGCACCCATCCCGCCCACGCGAGCCGCCCCCCCGCGCCCACGCCACACATGCCGCCGCACTCTGCCCCCCTGGCAGTGTCCGATAAGCGGACGTTCTACCCTCTCGCCGCCTGATGCGGCACAACCGCCCAGGAGGCATTCCATGACCGCACCCGTCCCCATCGAGCGCAAGCGTGCACTCGGCAACCCTGGCAAGCGCGCCCTACCGAAGCCTGGCGAGATCGCCATCATCGGTGCAGTGGCTGAGCCTCCAGTGGACCTGGGGGAGAAGGGCCTCGAGGCTTGGAACCGCATCCTCGACACTGCTCGTGCCTGGACTGGCGCTACTGACTTTGACCTGCTCGCTGCGTACTGCGCGAAGGTCGATCGCCACGCTGAGATGGTCGAGCAACTCTCAAACTCGAACAACGCCTTCATCCTCTTCACCGACAAGGGCTACGCATACGCGAACCCACTGGTGGGCATGATCTCGACTATCGAGTCTGAGATGGTGAAGATGCTGTCCCTCCTCGGGCTGACTCCGACTGACCGCTCGCGCCTGGGCCTCGCTGAGGTGAAGGCGCAGTCAACTCTCGAGAAGTTGAAGGCGCTCAAGGACGCGAAGTGAGTGCCGCGAACGGTTGGCCTCCCCGCTACATCACGAAGGCATCTGCTGCCGAGATGAAGCGCGGTGACGGCGACCTCGCGACGCAGTTCATCGAGAACTACGCGCGCGTGGTGAAGGACTCCGTCGGTGGTAAGACGGGTTCGCACATTCACTTGCGCCCGTGGCAGTCACATCTGATGGACTGGACGCTGTCGCGTCGCGCTGACGGCAAGAAGCGTTTCCGCCAGGCTCTGATCGGTCTCCCGCGTAAGTCGGGTAAGTCCGCACTGCTGTCTGGTCTCGCTCTCTACGAGTTGATCCTCGGTGCCGACGGCGGTGAGGTGTTCACTGTCGCCACGACCCGTGAGCAGGCCCGTATCGTCTTCGGTACTACCCGACGCATGGTCGAACTCGATCCTGAACTGTCTGGTATGACGAAGTTGTACCGCGACGCCATCGAGGTGCCTGGTACTAACTCGGTGATGCGCGTCATGGCTGCTGAGGCCCCGCAACTCGAGGGCCTGAACCCGACCTACGTCATCGTGGACGAGGTTCACGCCCTGCCTGACCGATCACTGTGGGACGTGTTCAGCCTCGCAATGGCTGCACGGCCTGATCCGCAGATGGTTGGCATCACGACGGCGGGCGTCAAGTACGACCGCTTCGGAAACGAATCGCTCTGCTATGGGATGTTCAACTACGGCGTCCGTGTAGCGGCTGGTGAGGTTGAAGACCCGTCGTTCGGCATGGCCTGGTGGGCGCCGAAGAAGATCGATGCTGATCACCGCGATCCCGAGGTGTGGAAGCAGGCGAACCCTGGCTTCGGAGACATCCAAGACCCCGAAGACTTCGCGGCTGCTGTGCTTCGCACGCCTGAGGCTGAGTTCCGTACGAAGCGACTCAATCTGTGGGTCGACACCGCAACTGCATGGCTCCCGACTGGTGCCTGGGACGCAGTTCAGGGTACGGCTGAGGTTGGCCTCGGTGATCCCGTGGTTCTCGCCCTTGACGGCTCGTACAACAACGATACGACGGCGCTCGTCGGTGTGAAGATTCCCGTCAATGAAGACGAGAAGCCACACATCTTCGTCGCTGGTGTCTGGGAGCGCCCGCCACACGCGGATGAGCACTGGACTGTTGACGTTCTCGATGTCGAGGACCGTATCCGCGAGTGCGCACGCACGTGGAATGTCCTTGAGATCGCATGTGACCCGTACCGCTGGGCGCGCACGATGCAGGTTCTTCTTGATGAACGCCTGCCTGTCGTGGAGTTCCCGCAGACGGCTAACCGCATGGGCCCCGCTACCTCGCGCATGTACGAGGGCGTGGTGAATAAGACCATTCAGCATGACGGAGATTTGCGCCTGGCGCGTCACATCTCGAACGCCATGCTCAAGGTCGATAACCGTGGTTCTCGCCTGGTGAAGGAATCGCGCGGCACTTCTCGCAAGATCGACCTTGCGGTGTGTGCAGTTATGGCACTTGATCGTGCCGAGTTCTGGAAAGACGAGTACCGCAAGCCGAAGCCTAAGGTCTTCGCGTTCTAGGCGTTGGATGCGCCGTCAGCCTTGGAGGGGCGCATGGAAGTTGTCAAGACATTCGTCGACTTGATCGGCAATGCCAAGTGGGAGCAGTTGGAGCAGTGGGACAAGTACCACCGAGGCGAGTTTGAGCCTCCGTACCTGCCCAGTGTCAACCGTTCGATGCTCGCGCAGGAGTATCAGGATCTGCTCTCCCGCGCTGACCTCAACATCTGTGCGCTGATCGTGTCTGCGGTGGTTGACCGCCTGCAGATCGAAGGTATCCGCTCGACTGGCACTGGTCAGAACGATGACACGGTGTGGCAGTGGCTGCAGTCGTCGAACTTCGATGCTCGGCAGACGTTGCTGTACCGCGACGCCATGATCTTTGGCTCGGGCTTCCTGTCGGTGGTCCCGAATGGTGACATGCCGAAGTTCTCGGCAGAGTCACCCCTGAACCTGTCGGTGAAGTACGACCCAACTGACCCGACGAAGGTTTTGCTCGGCGCGAAGACGGTTGATGACTACGGCTGGCTCTACACGGACGAGGTGATCTACGCGCTGCGTAGGTCGACCAAGGACTGGGAGCGTGGCTGGGTCGTTGTCGAGGAAACGCCGCACAATGCTGGTGCTACGCCGCTGGTGCGCTTCCCGAACCGTCTTGACTCGCGCGGGCGTGACATGAGCGAGATCTCGCTTATTGCGTCACCTCAGCGCCGCATTCTGCAGACGATCGCTGACCGCCTTCTGGTGCAGCGCGCTGCTTCGTGGCGCCAGCGCTACATCAGTGGCATCAGCATTGAGCAGGACGAGGAAGGCAATGCCATTCCGCCGTTCCGCGTCGGTGTTGACCAGATTGTGGTTAGTGAGAATCCCGATGCTCGCTTCGGTGAGTGGTCGGAGTCTCCGTTCGACGCTCATCTGCGTGCGGTTGAGGATGACATTCGCCAGGCTGCTGCTGTTTCACAGACTCCGCCGCATCTGCTGGCTCCGCACACTATCTCCAACATCTCCGCTGAGGCACTTGTTGCTCTCGAGGCTGGTCTTGCTGCGAAGGTGCAGGAGCGCCAGTTGCAGTGGGGCGAGGCTATCGAGTACGCCGCGCGTCTCGGTGGCAACATCGTCGGGTACGAGATCGCTGATGATGCTGAGGTGCTGTGGGCTGATCTTGAGCGTCGTTCTGATGCGCAGCGCGTTGATGGTGCCTTGAAACTCCGCTCGATGGGCCTTCCGATGGAGTTCCTACTCGAGCGCCTCGGTCTCACTCCGCAGGCGATCAAGCGTGTGATGGATGCCTCGGCTAAGGAGCAGGCGACTGCTGCTGCTACTTCGGCTGCCGCATTCGGTATGGCTCCGAGCCAGGCCCCGATTGGTGCAGGGTCGGCTAACGGTGCTCCGTGAGCACGATGACGGGTGCGCGTTTCACTGCTCAGCAGCGTGCGCGCATCATCCGTGAACTGGAGACCTATCGTCGCCAGGGTGTGGTGATTGCTAGTCAGATCCTGAACATGGTGACGCTGAGCAATTTCGAGCGCGAGTGGCCTCGTGTCGCTCCGTTGTATGCCCAGTTGATCGCTGCTCAGCAGATGGCGGGCCGCAACACGATGGCGGTGTATCTGTCGACGCTGGCGCTGGGCACTGGTGCGGGGCTGCATGGGATTGCAGTTCCTGTTGAGGCTGAGCAGCGAAACTTGCGTTTACCGTCTGGTTTGCCTGTGCAGAATCTGCTCGGCAGTGCGCCTTCCGCGATTCTTCACCGCATTGAGAACGGCATGCCTGCTGACCTCGCGATGCAGATGACCAAGGCACACCTCATGGAGGCTGTCTCTGACGCTGTCCATGATGAGTTCCGCAAGGCGGCAGTGGATGTCCTCAAGGCTGACACGAATGACCTTGACTGGGCCGCGCGTGATGCTGAGTGGGAGCAGTGGCTTAAGGAGCATCGCTCTGCTGAGTTTGATGCTGAGACTCGTCGGGCGCGTCGGAACACGAGTCACACGCAGCGTATGCGGCAGGGCATAGGCGACGTGATGCCAGGCGTGCAGCGGTACATCCGCGTGCCGTCTGTTGGTGCATGCTCGTTCTGCCTGATGCTGGCTACCAAGGGAGCGGTGTACTACCGCGACTCGTTCACGCACTCGCGTGACAATCACCGAGGTCCGCGTCCGTTCCGTGTGGACGGCAATGCGACGGTTCATGCTCATTGTCGGTGCACGTTGTTCCCTGTTCCGAGCAACAAGGCGTTCCGCAATGTGGTCGTCGGTGATTCCGATGCGTATGCGGCTGCGATCTGGTCGCACAAGAAGACTGGCAGGAAGTACGAACTGGGTCGGATTATGGCTCAGAAGACGTTTCTGTCGCGCGAAGACTTCTTCGCGAATCTATAACCAAAGACTCCCGCCGTGTGGCGGGTTCCACTCCTAGATGGAGTGATGCGAGACCCCTGGAGGGTGCAATGAGTGAAGTCAATGTGGAGAACGCAACCGAGGCCGTGGCTTCGGATGAGACGGTCAGTGAAGACGTAACTGTCGACGCCGACACTGCCGACGAGGGCCAGTCCTTCGATGCTGAGTATGTCCGTCAACTCCGTAAGGAGTCGGCGAAGTACCGCACGCAGAACAAGGAACTCGCCGATAAGGCTGCTAAGTACGACGAGTACGTGCAGTCGCAGAAGAGCGAGCAGGAACGTATGGCTGAGGCGCTGGCTTCGGCACAACAGGAGCGCGACACCCTCAAGGGCGAAATGCTCCGTTTCAAGGTTGCACAGTCGAAGAACCTTCCGCCGTCATTGGTGGATCGACTTCGTGGGGACACTGAGGAAGAGATGGCAGCGGATGCTGACGCTCTTCTCGAGGGTCTCAAGGGTCAGTTCGCCCCTAAGGCGAAGCCTTCCCCTGATGCGACTGGCGCAGGCGTCGTTGGTGACGCTGATGCACCTTCCAATCCGCTTGAACTGGCTGCTGCAGTACGCGGCAGTCGTTAATCCAGGCCCGCACGCCCGTGCGTGGCTGCTCAATGCCCGTACGGGCGCTTCATCTAGGAGAAACACATGGCAGGTAATGCCCTTATCACCCAGCAGGTAGGCCCCGTCTGCTCGCAGGCACTTGGTCTTCTGCACACTCAGATTCTGCTTCCGAGTCTGCTCCGTTTCGACACTGGCGTCAGTGGTTCGCTCGCTGTCGGTGACACCGTCAACGTCCGCAAGCCCGCGTCGTTCGCCGCTAAGGCGTTTAACCGCGCGACTGGCATCGAGATTCAGGACATCGTCGAGACGACCGTGCCCGTGAAGATCGACAAGATTTGGGACGTGTCGGTTGCTCTGACCGCCGAGCAGGTCACCCTGAGCCTGACCAACTTCGGTCAGCAGGTCACCTACCCCGCAACGATCGCTCTGGCCGAGAAGGCCGAGGCTCTGTGCATCGACATCCTCAAGACCGCAACGCTGACCGCTGACATCTTGGTTGCATCCCCCGTGCAGTCGCTGATCGATGCCGTTGCCATTCTGAATGCCAACAAGGTCTCGATGGCGAACCGCAACATCGTTGTGGGCACCACGATGGCAGCAGCGCTCAAGAAGAGCGAGAACCTGCTTCGCGTTGACGCTTCGGGTTCCTCGGATGCGCTCCGCAACGCGATCATCGGTCGCGTCGCTGGTGCGACCGTGTACGAGTCCCCGTACGTCGGTGCAGAAGAGGGCTTCCTCTTCGGCCAGGACGCAGCAGTCTTTGTCTCCCGTGCAATGGAGACGATGGGCGGCACCGCTTCCGCACAGACGTTCGAGGGTGTCGCAATGCGCACCGTCATCGACTACGACGTGCAGAAGAAGCAGACCGTTGCTTCCTTCGACATGCTCACTGGTGGCGCTCTGCTCACCAGCGAGGCCGTCGTGAAGTTGGCGCTCAACGATAGCGCTGTCCCCGTCGTTGCGGCAGCCACGACCAAGTAGTTCCTTCGGGGGAGGGGGTCGAGTAATCGGCCCTCTCCTCCGTTCACTTTCTAACTAGGAGGCTCTATGGCTTACGACGCCGACCTCGCTGCTGCCATTGAGGCGCGCACTGGTCAGCCTGTCGATGCGGACTGGCTCGAGCAGGCATCTGCTGAGGCTATGGCGTACGTGCGCCTCATGGCTCCGTGCAAGAAGTCCGAGTGGACTGATTTCGCATCTCTTCCGCCTGACGTTCAGGCGATCTTTGTCGCCGCACTTGCGCGCTCCGCTGACAACCCGCGTGGTATCAAGCAGGAGACCATCGGCGAGTACTCGTACACATTGGTTTCTGGCGCAGGCTCATCTAGCACTGGCCCGTTCTCTCCGTCGGAGCAGCGCATCATCACGTCGTCCTCTGGCTGTGGTGGCGCCGTTAAGTCCGTCGCGGTGACGATGCCTGAACTGCGCCCACTGGCGGTCCCGTATCAGGAGGACTGATGATTCCTGCTCACATGATGTCGCAGGACATCGAGATTCACTACCGAGTCGAGGATTCGGTATCTGCATACAACACGCCGCGAGTGTCGAGTTCCGTTGTGACGATCAAGGGGTACTTCCGTCCCCGCCGATCCAACACGTACGTCGCTGGTGGCGAAGTCATGTCGAGCGACGCAATGGTCATCGTTCAACCGTCGGTGTCGATCACTTCGATCGAGTCCGTGGTCGTCGACGGCATTCGCTACCAGATGGATGGTGAGCCGATGCCGCATTGGAACCCGTTACGGCGCTCCGTGCAGTACTACGCCCTTTACCTTCGCAGGGGGATCGGATGATTAGAGCAAAGGCTGGCTACGAGACCGTAAGGAACTCGGGCCCGTTCGGGCGCGCTAACCGCGCCGCAGCGGCGACTCCTGCCTTGCAGGAAACGATCAACAGGGTTGCTGACATGGTTGTTGATGAGACCAAGTCAGTGATCGCCAGTGAGTCACCCGCGAACCTGTCGGAGTCGTCGGAGTTGACGACCTACTACAACACTGTGCAGCGTGTTGATGCTGGCGTTGACTTTCCGCGTAAGAAGTTCATGCGCGGGTCGACGATTCGTGTTGCGCTCGTGTCTCCTGTCGGCGGTGCTGCTTCGGCGAATGTCACGGAGTATGGCAGCGGCAAGACGCCTGGCTTGTACCCGATGACGAAGGCTGTGTTGGCGCTCGGTGGAACTCTGTTCACTGGCCTCAGCAAGAAGTCGAAGAGTAGGGCCTGATGAGCCTCGATCCCGTAACTGTTGTTGTTCGCACACTGCTCGAGGATGACTCGGTCAGTGCTGCTGTGTCAGGAAGAATCTTCGGGGGCTTCATCCCTCCTGATTCGCTGACACCTCTTATCTTGGTTCGGTCGATCTCGCGTCGTCCGACCACGGCCCCCACGACTCAGTGGTGGGACTTGACGGTCTCGGCGGATGTTCACGCAGTTGATCCTGCGGAGTCTTTCCAGATCGCTTGTGCTGTCGAGGCTGCAGTGAATGCAGTTGTCGGCGGTCAGCCAGAGGGCGTGGTCGCATACAGCGAAGCCCAACGCATTACCCCAGTTGAGGACGGGGCTTGGACCCCTACTCGGTATCGCAATGTCGTGACCGTTCAGATGACGGCGCGCAGTATCTAAGGAGAAGTAAATGGCTCTTGATGGTGCGGAAGTCCGCGTCGCAGGAACTGGTCACGTCTACGTGGCCCCGAAGGGCACTGCCCTTCCGACTGATTCATCCACCGCTCTTACCGATGACTGGGTCGATCTCGGCTACGTCACCGAGGACGGTGTCACCTTCACGTTCGGTCGTGAGACCGAGGATCTGAACGCCTGGCAGGGTGACAAGGTTCGCGTGCTCACTCTCAAGGAGCCGAAGAGCATTGAATTTGCTCTCATGCAGTCAAACTCTGACGTTCTGACCACCGCTTTCGGTGGCGGCACCGTCACTGGCTCTGCTGGCGAGTTCAAGTTCACCCCCGCTTCTAGTGGCACCAACGAAGAGCGTTCGATCGTGATCGAGTTCACCGATGGTGACGTCACGTACCGTTACATCTTCGCGCGTGTTCAGGTCGAGGGCGAGGTTACCTTCACCCTGACCCGTTCGGGTGCAGTCACCTACCCGATCAAGTTCGGTGTTCTCGCGGCAACCCCTGCGTACGAGATCCTCACGAACGATGAAGCGTTTGCAGCACCTGCTGCGCCCGCTCCTGATCCCGTTGTAGCGACTACTAAGGGATCGACCTCGGGTTCCACCAGCACCGCTACTGCGGCTGCGGACACCACGGTCTAACTAACGCTGCTGGCCCCGTCCTCTCACAAGGAGGGCGGGGCTTGCGCTTGCAATCAATCGGCTACGGAAGAGAGAAACACATGGCAACCCAGTTCACAGTTCAGTACGAGGACGGCGCGAAGAAGACCTACACGGTCAAGCCGAAGCACATCCTCAAGGTCGAGCGCGAGGGCGGCGGACTTTCCGCCAGCATTGAGTCGTCGTACAAATTGGCTTGGCTTTCGTCGAACACTGAGAAGACGTTCGATGAGTGGCTTGAGATCGTTGACGACATTGAGCCTGTCGACGACACCGAGGGCGATACAAACCCTACTTAAGGCGCGTCGCTGATCTAGCGGTGATGATGGGCGTGCCTCCAGACTCCATCACGGATGATCCCGAGATGTTTGACGCTCTGGAGGACGCTGTCATCCGCCACGAGACGCGGTGGTCGCAGTCGGATGAGTTGCTTGCTTCCATCCTTGAACTGCTGCACGCGCTGTATCTACTTACTGCAAAAGCCAATGGTGCCAAGAATGTTGGTAAGCCATTGCATGTTCCGCGCCCGCATGAGAAGGATCTCAGGCCGAAGGCGATGACCCCGCGAGAGTTCGCACTGAAATCTAGGAGTTGAGCGTGGCTGGTCAAAGTGCTGGCGTAGGTCGCCTTTGGGTTGCTGTTGATGCCAACATCGGTCCTGCGATCACGAAACTGGATCTTCTCGACAAGAAGGTCCGCGAGGTCAAGAACAACATCAACACGATGGGTGGTAACGCCAACGCTACGGCGTCGGGGCTGCAGAAGACTGCCGCTGCTGCGGGCAAGGTCAGCACCGAGGCGAACAAGGCCGCGCGGGGTGTCGCCGAGGTTGGGCTCCGCGCTCAGTCGGCAGCCAAGCCAATGAAGGCTCTGGAAGCCGCCATGTTCCGCTCCTCGCAGGCATTCATCAACCTGCGCTACGGAAACCCGCTCGGCTTCCTCGCTGGTGCGAGCCAGGCTGCGGGTTCGCTCGGCACTGCACTCAAGGGCATAGCCCCCGCTGCTGGGGGTGCCGCTGCTGGAATGGCTGGGCTGATCGCGGCTATCGCCGCCGCACCAGTCGTTGTCGGTGTTGCTCTCACGGGCATCGGTGCGGCTATCGCCAAGTCTGGTGTTAGTGCTGCCGCCGATCTCGAGCAGTTGAAGATTTCGTTCGAGGGCATGCTGGGCTCTGCTCAGGCAGCCACAGAGGAAGTCGCGTTCCTGCAGTCGCTTGCTCAGACGAGCATTGTGCCGACCGACCAGATCATGGAGGCTAACCGCCAACTCATGGCGTTCGGCATCACCAGCCAGACCATGCGCCAAGACCTCGTCAAGTTCATGGCTGACTACGGGTCGGCGGTGAACCTGTCTACTGGGCAGATTCAGGGCCTGGCTTACGTTATCGGTCAGATCAACGCACAGGGCAAGGCGTACACGCAGGACATCAAGCAGTTGGCGAATGCCTCGATTGGCATTGACAAGTTGGCTAAGTCACTGGGGATGACCACTGGCGAGTTCCAGAAGATGGTTGCCTCGGGTAATGCGACCGCTGACAAGTTGCTTCCCGCGATCGTCAAGGTGGGTAAGTCGTCCGAAGAGACCGCCAAGAAGATGAACGAGTCCGCCAAGGGCATGATCTCGAACATCAAGGACATTGCCAACGTCAAGATGTCTAACGCTTTTGGTGGGTTGCTGGCGTCTCTGAAGCCGATCCTGCAATGGGTGAAGGACTTCATCAAGGCTTTCAACTTCGAGTACATCGCCCAAGCCTGGGAGCAGGTTGTTGGGTACTTCAAGCAGTCTATGGGCGACATGGGCGCCGACGCTGAGGGCACCGCTGCGAGCATTTCGCAGACCATTGCCAAGGCGATCAATCTCATTGGTTACGTTGCCTCGATCACCTTTGCGGTGATGCGTGCGCTGTGGAACACCTTCATGTTGGTGGTCAACGGCGTATGGGCTGCAATCCAGTTGGTCGTCGGTCAGGTGCTCGACAAGTTGGGCGGCATCATCGAGGTTGCCTCGTATGTGCCTGGCCCGTGGCAGGATGCTATGAAGTCCGCTACCGAGTCGATCAAGACGATGGCGAACGCTGCGGTCGAGGGTGCCAACATCGCTGGTGGCGCATTCGTCAATAGCGCGGCAGCGGCAGGTAATGCCTGGGCTGGCTTGGTGATGAACTTCCCGAAGTTCAAGGAAGTCTCTTTCGGCAAGAACATCGGGTACACACCTGGCGGTAACGGATTCAAGACAAGCCCTACTCCTGGTTTCGAGGATACTGTCGGTGATACCACTGGCGATTCCAAGAAGGATCCGCGCCTGAAGAAGTGGCAAGAGTGGATCAAGTTCATGCGTGAACTGATCAACGACTTCAAGGAAGCGCTCAAGGAACTCAAGGGGCTCACCGCTCAGCCGTTCGGCGAGATGAGCAAGATCGCTGAGGCATTCTCCTTCGGAGACGCTTCGTCGAACTACCAGGGCAACATCAAGTCGATCATCGGCATGTTCGACACCGTGTCTGCTGCGATCACCAAGTACTACAGGGTCTTTGCAAGCCCCAAGGCTGGTGGCAAGGCTGCTGCCGCTAAGGCAGCCGCCGAGCGCGACTCCATGCTGAACCGCTTGAAGGAAGACACTCAGCGCCTGGTCGATCTCGCTCGCGAGAACGAGCGGATTGCTAAGGAACTCGATACCTGGCAGAAGACCGAGACTGACCGTCTGCAGTCGCAGATGGACGCACTCGACGCCGCCTACAACGGCACCTTCGATGCCCGTGGGTACGCCATTGAGGGCGCGATCTCCAAGGCACAGTCCATGCTCGACAAGGCCACCCAGGCATACGACGACGCTAACGCGAAGTTGGCCGACCTGGTGTCCGCTCGTGATGAGTTCCTGAACGGAATCCGCGACTCTGCTCGTTCGTTCGTCAATGCACTTGAACTGTCCGCGAAGACGATCACCGAGTATACGCGCCTTGACAACGTCGGCTCGTTCATCTCCACGGAGAAGCAGAAGACTGCATCTCTCAAGGATCAGATGGCCGAGCGTCTCCAGACGCTCAAGGACTGGGCTGCCAACATCAAGGCCCTACAGGCCAGGGGTCTGAGCAGCACGCTGCTGCAGGATCTTGTTTCGCAAGGCCCCGAGGCCACCAGCCAGGTCATGACCGATCTGGTGAACGGTTCGCAGCAGTCGATTGACGAGATCAACTCGATTCAGACCGAACTCGCTTCGGTGACTGCAGGTATCCAGCGGAACGCGTCGCAGACGTGGTTCGATGCGGGGATTGCTCAGCAGCAGGCGTTCGTCAATCAGATGCAGATCGCTAAGGATGCTGCGAATCAGGCGCTGCTTGATACGCAGGCTGCCTACCAGATGAAGAAGGCAGCGCTCGATGCTGACCTCAAGGCTGTGGCAGATGCCACTGACGCTCACTCGCTGGTGCTCAAGGCGCAGTTGGAAGCCAACGCTAAGACGGCGGCTGACATCAGTGCGTCCATCGAAAAGAGCCTGGCGAAACTGACGGACCCGAAGAACCCGAAGAACACCGCGATTCTTGGTAAGAACGCGATGGATGGGTTCATCAAGGGTCTCGAGGAGATGGAGCCGTTGGTTGTTGCGGCGGCTGAGCGCATTGCGAACAAGGTCTCTTCAACGATCTCGAAGGCCCTCAAGATCAACTCTCCATCGAAGGTGATGGAGCAGTACGGCGCTTGGGTGGGCGAAGGGCTTGCAATCGGCATGGAGTCGTCACTCTCCCGCGTGGAGGTGGCTTCGCTCAACATGTCGAACGCAACTCTTCCGAGCCTCAATGGATCAGGCCAGTCGGTGCCTGATGTTCGCGTCTACATCGGCGACCGTGAACTGACGGACATGATCGATGTCCGTGTCGCGGCTGCCGACGGCAGTTCGCTCAACTATGTCACTTCGGGTAGGAGGTACTAATGGCTCTAGGTGAGATCACCTTCACCTCGGAACTGGACCCGACTTCGCGCTGGGTTGTTCTTACGCTCACGTGCGAAGGCATGACCGAAGCGACTATCAACCGACTCACCCCCGACGGTACGCAGGCTGTTCGCGGGGCCTTCAAGAAGGAAGCGGTCAACTCTCTGATCGCTGCCGACTACGAGGCCCCGCAGAACACGCCGATTTCGTACTATGCGGTGGTCAGTGACGGCACCCAGACTCGTAACTCGGATCTGGTAACACTTTCAGGCGAGATCGATCGCGGCGGTGATGTCGTGTTCGGGCTCACTAACCCGCTCGCCGTTCAGAAGGTAATCGTCGTCAGTGTCCCAAGCCTGGTGTCTGAGAGCCGTCAGGATGTTGTGCAGGTTGTCGGTCGCCGTGATGCGGTGGTCGTATCCGACGTGCGCTCCTTCCCTACAGGGACTCTCACACTCGCGACCCTCACCGATGGGGAGCGCTTCGGCCTCTACCAACTGTTGAACGACGGTGGGCTGCTGGCCTTCTCGCCGCATCAGCCGAACTATGGCTTCTCCGACGTGTGGTATCTCGCGGTTGGCAATGTCACGGAGCGGCGTATTTCGCCTATCGGGCACGCCCCCGAGCGCTACTTCGATCTCGAGTTCCGCCGTGTCGCACCACCGCCCGCTGACTTCGTCGGCCCCGCCTTCCGCACTTGGGGAGACCTCTGGTCGGAGAGCGTGTCGTGGGACAGCCTTAAGCAGGCAGGTATAACCTGGCTGAGACTGCAGGTGAAGTGATGCTGGGTGCAAGCGATAAGTTCAAGACGCATCTGCGGTCTTCTCACAGCCGCAGGGTCCGCATCGGGCTGTACCTCCCCAACGAGTTGGGGGAGTACGAGTTCAACGGTCACTTCGGTGTAGTCGACGGAACGCTGACGATTGACAACTCCCGCAACATCGTGCGGCAGGCTCAGATGCAGGTGTCTACCCTCGAGTCAACCATCGCAAGTGCTGTCACTGGCGACGCGGCCCGTGACTTCTTTGAGGCGCTCACAGCGAAGTCCGCTGAACTTGAGATCGAGTGGGGCTTGATCTACCCAGACCTCTCGGAGGAGTGGGTGACGTTGGCGCGCTTGCGCGTGGACGAGTCCGTGAAGGCTGCTGTCTCAGGCTCGCTGCAGGTCACTGCGGCGTACGATCCTGGTACTCGGATTGCAGACTTCTACCTCATCACTCCGTATGCACCGTTCAGCATCGACAACACGAAACTGACGTACCTAGAGGCCATTCAGGATCTAGTCAACGTGGCATACCCCAGCACTAACCCGCCCGAGTGGATCATCAACGAAGGCGTCGATGGAACGTCCCTTCCGCCTGACGGCACTGTCTTCACTGGCAGCCGTTGGGATGCGATTCAAGCACTCGCGGTAGCAATCAACACCCGCGTGGCACCCGATCATCTCGGGCGGTGGACGGTGCAACCCGTGGTCGACAGTCACATTCCAGTGTGGGAAGTTGACGCTGGCGATAGCGGCGTGCTGGTCTCGGAGGAGACGACGTTCTCGCGACGTGAGCAGTACAACGCTGTCGGCGTTCGCTGGGAATCTCCCAATAGCGGCGGTGGCATTGTGTACCTTGTCGACTCTGATCCCGAGTCGCCTACGTACTTCGATGGACCGTTCGGGCGCAAGCCTCGCCCCGAAGAGACGGTGTCAACCATCACCACGGAGGCGCAGGCTCTTGATGCAGCGCGTTCCTTGCTCGACAAGTACAAGGGACAGACGCGCGGCATTCAACTGCAGACGCTGCACAACCCGCTGATGGAACCTGGCGACGTGATTGCGGTGCAACTTCCTGACAACACCATTGAGCGTCACATCATCGACACGCTGTCGATCCCGTTGGCGGGCGGCGTGATGAGCATGCAGACGCGCGTGGTTCGCAGCAGCGGTGGCACGTACGACGCTGACGGAATCAACTACGGAAGCCCTGCACACACTTACGACGGTCACCCGACTGCCTGAGAAGGAAACTATGCCTACATTGGTTAAGAACGCGGACCTCACAGTGTCCTTAGTGGTTACAGGGGCCAACTTCGCCTCTCACATGACTGTGCAGATAGATCGGATGAAGGTGCCGTACACGGAGTTCATCAACTCTGGTGAGTTCAGGTCGAACAACTTCGACCAATCAAGGTACGCCGAAGGTGTTCACCTCGTCAGAGTTGGCAGTAGTGCTTACTGGTCCAATGAGGTGCCCTTTACCATCGGCTCCGTAACCTCACCGCCTGTCGCTCCTGTGTTGAACTCACTCACTCCGTCGCAGATCGACCCGCCCGCAACTGACCCGACCAAGATCACCCTCACAGGACTGAACTTCGCCGCAGGCTGCGGGGCCTACTTCGATGGCGTGGCTGTTCCGACAACCATCATCAGCAACTCGACTGCGGAGATCCTGGTCCCCGCCTCGATGCTGCCTGGGAACTCGGCGCATACGGTCAAGATCGGATACGTCTCGCAGGGCATCTGGTCGAACGAGAAGGTGTTCATCGTTACCCCGCCGCCGCCGTTCATTTCTTCGCTGTCGCCAGTCACAATCACTAGCGCGCAGGCTGCCGATGGGGAGACTGTCACGATCACTGGCGGTAACTTCCTGACCGCCCCGACCGTGGCTGTCGATGGTGTCAGCAAGGCTTCTACGTTCGTGTCGGCGAGTTCAATCACCGTTGCACTGGCCGCTGCTGACCTGGCAACTGGCGACCACACCGTCAAGGTGACTAACACCGACGGCAAGTCCAGCAACGTGATGACGCTGACTGTGGAGCCGCCTGCCCCGCCTGCTGACCCGACCCTGACCAGCCTGACCCCCGCGTCGATCAACCGTCAGATGATGGCTGACCCGACCATCGTGGTGTTGAAGGGCACTAACTTCCGTGACGGCATGGTTGCCAAGATCGACGGAGGCGCGGCCCTGCGCTCACTGACGTTCGTGTCGGCCACGGAGATGCACCTGTCTGTGCCGCGCTCACTGGTTTCGACTGCTAAGACGTACACCGTCGAGGTCGGTATGACGGGGGAGACGTTCACGGCGTCGAAGAACCTGGTCGTGACCGCCGTGAACCCGACGATGGTGTCCGTTACGCCTGCTGCTCCCGCTTGGGAGTCCATCACCGACCCGATGGTGGTCACCCTCGCTGGAACGCAGTTCACCCCGAACATGACCGTGACCCGCACGGGTACTTCGGTGCCGTTCACGTTCGTGTCAGCGACCAGCGCCACGGTGTCCCTGCCGAAGTCGCAGTACGCCCCGTTCACGGCCTACGAGTTCAAGGTTGGCGTCCCCGCTAACTCGGTCCTGTCGAATGGCCGCACGGTGTCTGTCGCCCACGCCAAGCCGAACCTGACCTCTGCCACCCCGAACTCGGGTGTCACGGGTGGCACGGTTGCCGTGACATTCGCTGGCACGCTGTTCGCCTCTGGCCTCAAGGTGTACCTCGATGGCACCGATGTCGGAGCCGCTACTGGCGTCACCTCGACTGCTGCTTCGTTCAACCTGAACCTGGCGACTGTCGCCGCTGGCGCTCACACGCTGGCTGTCGGCTACTCGGACGCGAAGTCGAACACTGTGCCGTTCACGGTCGCTGCTGCTGACGCACCCGTGGTGACGGCCTAACCCACGACCGCCCTCATCCAGCCCGACTTAAGGGAGTACGAATGGCAAGCAACTACCCAGCAGGTTTCGACAACCTGAACAATCCCACAGCAGGCGACCCGCTGGACTCTCTTCAAGTCCCTCACGCCGAACAGCATGCGAATGCAAACAACGCGGTGGAGTCCATTCAGCAGGTGCTCGGCACAAACCCGCAGGGGCGTTTCCCCACCGTTCGCGATCGCCTCGCCGCCATCGAGGGTACGGGCGATGAGGGCAACAAGATCACGCATCTGACCGACCTTTGGGACGTGGATGTAACTGACCCCGTCACTGACGGTGCTCTCCTCACCTACGACGCAACCGCTGAAAGTTGGGTGGCTGGGTCAGCAGGTGAGGCAGCGCCCTCAGCACTCGGTGACCTGTCGGATGTCACTCTGACAGACCCGCAGGTTGGTGATGTCCTCACGTGGGACGGTACCGCGTGGGTAGAAGGTGCAGGCGCGAAGGGGTACACGGTCAGTGATCGTGTACCGACCGCAAGCGATGGTTCCGACGGGGACATGTGGGTGACGCTGCCGTGACAAGTGCAATCCGAGTGAAGAATGCTGGCGAATGGGTACAGGTGTATCCGCATCCGCCGCTACCTATAGCACCCGTGCTGACGGCGACAGGAGTCGGTAATGGCATCAGTCTGACTTGGACTGCTGGCACAGTGGCAGCGGGCTCGATCGGGTCTTATGAGGTCGAGAACGTTCCCGTGCCGTACAACGAGGCGACTGGCGGCACGATGACTACCTACACCTCTGATGGCAGGAAGTTCGCTCGGCACACCTTCACCGCCAACGGCTCCCTCAATGTCGTCAAAAGCCCTAACCCGTTCTACGTCTACCTGATCGGCGGCGGAGGCGGCGGAGGCAAGAACGGCTTTGACGGCGGTGGCCCCCATGGCGGCGGCAAGGGTGGTGGCGGTGGCTACTACATTGGCGAAGCGGTTGGCGTTGCCATTGGGGCTGCGACCATCACGGTAGGTGCTGGCGGCTCTGCTGGCACTGCCCACGCTGGCGGCCCTGGCGGCGACTCGATTGCCCTTGGATTCACTTCTGGCGGCGGCGGTTACGGCGCGTGGGGCCAGGATGCAATCACGGGCGGCGATGGCCGACCTGGCGTACCTGCTCCCGCCGCTAACGGCGGCAACGGTGGCGGCAACAATCACCCGCAGACCAGCCCTTGCACAGGCAAGCAGGCCGCACTTGGGCTGGCAACAACCGTTGGCGAAGGTGGCGCAGGTGGCGCGCCAGACGGAGGGCAAGCCTCCATTCCTGGTCAGGCTGGCAATGCTGGCGCAGTTGTCGTGGAGTACGAGGTGGCCTAATGACTATTGACAACGTTGGCAACGTACTTGCCAAGACATACACAAGCCTCACGCCTGGCACTTCCTACGCCTATCGCGTGCGCGCAGTGTCCGCTGAGGGCAGGCGCTCCGCCTGGTCGAACGTCGCTGTAGCAACAGCACTGGAACCGTACAACGCGGCGACTGGTGGCACTGTGACCGACGTTACGAACTACAACGGCACGGGCCAGAAGTGGCGCGTCCACAGGTTTACGGGGAACGGCACGTTCACCGTGTCTACGGCGGCGCAACCGTTCCGCGTGTTTGTTTGTGGTGGCGGCGGCGCGGGCGGCGGCGCTGATAATGCAAGGCACTCCCAAGGCGGAGAAGGCGCCTACTCCCTTACCAACGACAGTAAGGCGATTCCTGTCGGCGCCCATAGCGTCGTGGTGGGCGCTGGCGGCGCTCCTGTCGGTTGGGGCTACGCGGGTGAACGTGGCGGCACAGGAGGAACGTCAAACCTTGGCAGCGTCGCAACGGCTCAGGGCGGGCTCGGCGGGTACTTCCCGTCGGCTGGTGAACCTGGCACGGGCCGCAACGTGACCTCCACAATCTCGGGCGCGTCGGTGACCTACTGCCAAGGCGGCGCGGGTATGGGATGGCCGCAACCAGCAAGCCCGCCCGCGAACAGCGGCACTGGAGGGCATTCCGGCTACACCACAGCGGGCGGCGCTCCCGGCTCGGGATACCAAGGCGGCGGCGGCGCGACGGGTGTCGTCATCGTCGCGTATCGAATCGGATAAGGAGCAGTGTGGGTATCTACATCAAAGAAGCGGGCGAGTGGCAGGAGATCGGCCCCGCTAACCCGCCGAGCGTCAAGCAGAAGATGATCGGCAGCGGCGGAACCACGTCGTTTGTGTTCATCAACGATGTCCTTCACGCACTCCATGTTTTCAAGGCCAACTCATCGTTCATCTGCACCGCAGCGGGATCGGTCGAGTACGTCGTTGTAGGTGGCGGCGGTAACGGCGGAGCGTGGGCTGGCGGCGGTGGCGGAGGTGTTCTCACGGGAACCAAGGCGCTCACCCCCCAGACATACAACATCGTCATCGGTGCACCAGGCGCAGACACCACGTTCGCTGGCCTCACAGGCGGCGGCGGCGGTGGAGGTGGCGGCGGCACTGGTCGAGCCACTAACGGTTCTGGCGGTGGTGGTGCGTACCTGGACGGTGCTGGCGGTGGAACCGCTGGCGGCGGTGCAGGCAGTGGTGCTGGTAAGGCTGGCGGGGTTGGCGGTCAAGGTGCCGACTACGGCGGTAACGGCGCGGGCGGCGGTGGTGGCGGCGCTGGCGGTGTCGGTGGCAACTTCGGCTACCGAGGTGGCGGCGCTGGCGGTGTTGGCCTCGAAAGCCTGATCACAGGAACCGCGCTCATCTTCGGTCGAGGTGGAGACGGGGCGTGCCCGAATGAAGCAGGCCAAGGACTCCGCTCACCAGAAGCCAACAGTGGCGGTGGTGGCTCGGGTCGGGCTACTGGTGGCGCAGCAGGCGTCGTCATTATTCGTTATCCAGTCGAGTAGGAGATTCGCAAATGAACGTTGCACGCATCAAGGACGGAGTCGTCGTCAACATCGAGGTTGCCGATGAAGAGTGGGTCGCCGCTAACAACGGCATCGATGGTTACGAGTTCATCGAGTCCACTGAGGAAATGCCCGCGCACATCGGTCTCTCATGGGAACCGATCAGTGGCTTCGAGCAGCCCTATGTTGCACCAGTCGATCCGCCTACGGAGCCTACTGAGGCAGCATGATGTCTCGCCGTCTCACCAATCAACTTCTCGACCAGACGGTACAGGCCGCGCGAATTGCTGCGGTCGACCAAACGGTCGTACTGCGCTACGGAACTGTCACAGCAGTTGACCCCACCAGCAAGACACTCTCTTGCGAGGTCGGGGGCACGGTGATCCGTGGCGTGCCTCACATGGCGTCCTACACGCCAGCAGTCAACGACGTCGTGTGGCTTCTGCATCAGAACTCGCAACTCGTCGCAATCGGTAAGCGCTAAGGAGCCCTCATGCCACAGCAGTACACCCCGTCGGGATCATCCCAGTCGTACACGATTCCCGAGTATGGCGACATCGTCGACGGTGAGACCGTCTTCCGCACTTACAGCGAAGACGTGGATCGCGCAGTGCAGACTCGCATCGGTAGCGCCGACGCCAGTGTCACTCAAGCGTCCACAAACCTCGCAGTGCTGCGCAACATCACCGTGTCGACTGCCGCGCCAGCGGGCAATACGGTCGGTATGGACGGCGACATCTGGTTCGTGTACGTCTGATGGCGGCATCGAAGATCAAGGCTGCGGGGCAGTGGCATGACACTGCGAATGCGTTCGTCAAGGTCGACGGTGTCTGGCGGACCGTTACCGCGTCGTACGTGAAGACCCCTGGCGGCTGGGGACAGGGCACCATCGGGCAGCCGCCTGCAGCACCCGTGATGAAGCACACTGCGACGGGCAAGTTCACCATCCAGAATTACGACGCCACGCTCGCGTACACGACTGTGCGAGTAGCAGGCGGCGGCACTGCTTCCCGCAGCGGAGCGGTCGTAACACTGTCGGATGTCAATGCACGGTTCAGCATCACTGCTGGGTATGCGGCGTCCTCTCCGCAGTCTGGCCTCGGGTACTTCGAGCGCAAGGCGTACACCTACACCGACGGCGGTCAGTCGTGTTCCCCGAACTGTCGCCCCATCTCAGGTAACTGTTTCAATGGCACAGGTTCGTGCCAGGGAGACGGTTCGTGTGGGGCTGACGGCACCATCTGCTGCGGTGGATCAGCGGGCTCTACCTGCACTGACAACCCTGACATCAAGGACAACTACGGCCCGCAAGGCTACGTCGATCAATTCGGAGAGTGGGCAAAGACGGTATGAACATGACAATCCCCCGAGGGGCGAACCTCATTCTCGAGTTCGAGTTGCCATTCACTGACCCGCCCGAGTCAACCGTGCACCTGAACACTAAGGGTGAGGAACTTGCGTTCTCACACTACGGTGAACTCGTAGCGTCGCTAGACCGCGTCAACAACGCCGACGTGCTCAAACTCATGCACTACAACTCGAAGTGGTGGATCAGATACGAGAGCCCCGTGCCCTCGTTCCTCCCAGACGGTGTGTCCGAGTACGAGTTCATTGTCGTAGGGATGGACGACGAAGTGGTGATGCAGGAGTCAGGCACGGTGACCATCGATGGCTAAGACAAGCCCAATCGACCTACTGCGTCCGTCGGTGCCGCGCAGCATGGAGGAGACGGCTCTAACCCGTCTCAACATCTGCAATGGCTGCGACCGTCTGCACGCCAGGATTTGCGGAGAGTGCAAGTGCTTCATGCCGATGAAGGTGAAGTTGGCACACGCAGAGTGCCCCATCGGCAAGTGGGGCGAAGAGTCCATCTAGCCCCACCGCGTCACCAGTAGAGCCTCGCCCATCGGCGGGGCTCTTCCATTTTCAGGCTAAGGAGTCCTCTTGCTCGGTATGCACTTCACAGGCTGGGAGAACGAGCCGTGGGTAGATGGCCCGACTCACGTTCGTCTGTGGGACAACGGTGTCTCATGGCGCGCTATCCACACGGCAGTAGACACGTACAACTGGGATCGCCTTGACGCGATGGTGGACTTCTACACCGCCAAGGGCGTCAAGATCACATACGTCGCTTGCGCGACTCCGCAATGGCTGGCGATGGACCCGCACGCGCCGCACTTCGCGCCGTGGCTGGGCGAAGGTAGCAACTCGTTGCCGTATGACATTGACGAGTGGAACAAGTTCATCTGGAATCTGGCGACCCGCTACCAGGGCCGCATCCACTACTACGAAATCTGGAACGAGCCGCAACTGGCCGACTTCATGTACCCGTATGACACTTCGACCTGCAACCGCCTGGCGACGATGACTCAGCGTGCGAAGAACACGATTGACTCGATCGACTCTGCCGCCATGGTGATCTCGGCGTCGGTGTTGCCGCGTCCGTCGTCTGGTGGCATGGACAAGGCGACGAAGTATCTAACGGCTCTCAAGGACAAGGGCTGGCCTGTCGACGCATACGCCTGCCACATCTACCCCGAGGTTGGCTACTGGGCACCGCGCTGGCGCGACTACTTGGAAGCCGTGAAGGACAAGTTGGCCGCGCTGAACGCTCCGAACAAGAGCAAGGTCTGGGTGACGGAGACAACTTACGGCCTACTCGGTGACCCGATTCCCGAGGAGAAGGGTAACGACGTCGTAGACCAGACGTATCAGCACGCAGAAGCCCTTGGGGTGCAACAGATTTACTGGTACGCGTGGAATCGCCCCGACCTCGGTGGCTTGCAGATCAAGGACGGCAGCACCGCTTGGGCTGCGATCAAGAGAAATGGAAACCCGTCATGAGTAGTTGGCAGTTGGTCAAAGGTGGCGTCACTCTGCGTGATCAGATCAACGCACGCTGGACGACCCGTGACAAGGCCAGCGACGGGTCGGTTGGAGATGCCGACCACGCCGACAGGGAGAGCGATCACAATCCCGACGCGAACGGTTGGGTTCACGCCATTGACGTTGACGAGGATCTTCGCGGGTCCAAGTACGACAATCGCTGGCTGGCTGATCAGTTGATCGCCTACGCACGCGAGAAGCGTTCGGGCTCCAACAGATTCAAGAACATCGTGTACGAGGACCAGGTGGCGTCAGGCACCTATGCCGATACTTACTGGACGTTCCGAGGTAGCGGGTATGGGCACACCCATCACCTGCACATCTCGTTCACGGCTGCCGCTGAGCAGGGTGGCCAGCACTACGACATTCCGATCCTGGATGGTCAGGCTGATCTGTGGGATGGCTCGGTGCCGTACTTCGACGTGATGATCCGTTCGCTGGAGAACGGCGAGAAGAACAAGGCGACCTGGCGGCTTGCGTGCCGTCTGGCCGAGTTGGGCTTCTACCACGGCGACGTTCAGCCCGAGGGAGAGCAAGGTTTCCCCGTGAAGGCC